GGCTGCTAAATTATGATCATATACATGAATCCATTCACGTATATTCATACCTTCACCATATACCGGTACTTTTTTACCTTTACTTAAGGATTTAATAATAGTAGGTAAAAACTTTTCACTATGCTGATTAGGACCATAGTTATTGCAACACCTGGTAATACTAATATTACAATTAAATGTTTCAATATATGATAAACATAAGAGATCACTTGATGCTTTACTTGCAGCGTAGGGAGAACGAGGTGCAATAGGGGTTAACTCAGTAAATGGGTCGTCATCGAACCCTAAATGTCCGTAAACTTCATCAGTACTTATATGAATAAAGCGACCATGATTATTATTAATTTTTCTAAAACATTCTAACATATTTAATGTACCTAAAACGTTAGATTCAATAAAAACTTTTGGACCTGTTATACTATTATCGACATGAGATTCAGCTGCAAAATGAAAAATAAGATCAAATGTATCATTAGTTAAAAAAACGTTTTCTAAATCTAAACTATGTGAAATGTCTAATTTATATTCTTTATCACAAAGACCTTTGATATAATTTTTATTGGCCGCGTAACCTTCTTTATCTATGCAAACTATATAATGCTCTGGATAATTATCTCTTAAAAATCTAATAAAATTACCGCCGATAAACCCGTAACCTCCAGTTACTAATATATTTTTTTTATTTTCCATTTTTTATATAATTTATTATTTTATTATTAGGTTTAAACTTTAAAAGTTTTTGAATTTTTTTAGTACAAGCTTGTGAAATTTTTGATTCTCCTAATCGTTCTTCAATATTAATAAATTTACCCCCTACTAATTTAGCAATATCATTAATTGAATAGTTTATACCTGTTCCTACATTAATTATTTCCCCGATTATATCATTATAAGTAGCAGCTCTAATATTTGCTTCTACTATATCACTGACATGTGTAAAGTCTCTTTTTTGTTTTCCGTTTCCTACTATTGTTAAAGGTTTATTATTTTTTTTCTGTTCTAAAAATAAACCTATAACTGGGGCATATTGACCTTTTAATGGTTGTCTATCACCATAAACATTAAAATATCTAAATATAACTGTTTCAAGACCAAATAATTTAGTATACATTTTACATAATTCTTCACCTGAGGTTTTAGAAACTGAATAAGGGTTAAGACAATCTATAGGCATATCCTCTTTAAGTGGTATTTTATTTTTTAACCCATAAGCAGAAGAAGTGGAACTATATATAACTCTTTTTACCCCTGCTTCTTTTGCACATTGCAATATTGTACAAGTACCAACTGCATTGGTTAATGTCGCTAATATTGGATTTTCTAAAGTAGGTTGTATGCGAGATTCAGCAGCTAGATGATAAACGTAGTCAACATCTTTGAATAAATGCTTAATATATTCATAATCGCATATATTATAAGAAGTATAATTTGCTTTATTATTTTTATAGTTTATCCAATTTGAATCAACAGATTCATCATCAATTATAGTTACTATATTTTCTTGTTTTATTAATCTATCTACTAAATGCGAACCTATAAAACCTTTACCACCCGTTACTATAATTTTTTTATTTTTTAGCATTTTTAACTATATCGGGATTTTGTTTTATTGTTTGTATAGTAATTAAATCTTTAATCTTTGTAGTTGACCATTCATGAGATCTTGTTGTATATATATTTTGCGGTGGTAAATCATCACCAGTAAAAGACTTACCTATATAATCCTCCCCTAGTATTCTAATGTCAGGTTTAAAAAATTTAATTAGTTCATAAAGTTCTTCTTCGGTTTGATACATATACACGTCATCAACATACTGTATAGCCATTAAAGTCTTATATCTCTCATAATATGGTATAACGGGTTTATATTTTGTATATCTCGTTGCAGAAGGATCTTTCTGCAGAAATACTAAAAATCTATCACAGTGCTTTTTAGCTTCTTCAAACGTATAAATATATCCCGGATGTAATAGATCAAAATTACCTGCTGTAAAACCTACTATTTCTTTTCCCATTTTAATTCCTTTCCAATTAAAGATGCATTTAGTCTTAGATAGTATTCTTCTTCTCCGAAGTTAAAATCAAAATCATCTATAGCTTTTTGATTAGATAATTCACAATTACTTCTATTACATTTTATTTTTAAATTTTCATACGGTATAAATTTCCAAGTTTTATTTTCTATACCATATTCTTTTAAAATATCTACAATTTCTTCTGTACCCAGTGCATTGCTATGTACTGCATTATATATTCCAGCTTTAAAATTTTTTATTACAGTTTCTATAAAATCACATAAAACAATCATATCAGTTTTACTATTAACAAAATCTATTAGATTAGGGTAATTATAAAGTTTTGTTAATAAATTTTTACTTGTCAATTTACTTTCCATCGGCATTCTAATTCGAATAATATTAGTAAAATTTTTATCAAGCATCATTTCAGATATATGTTTTGTTTTACTATAAAAACTCGAGTCTTTTTCATAAACTCCAAAATTTGGTATATCATCTTCAGTATACATCTTATCATAACCACCATATATACAACCAGAACCAATATGGATAAAATTAATATCTAACGATTTACAAATACTTTCAATTATAACCGGTACATTAACGTTATAAAAAAAGCAATCTTCTTTATTATCTTCACAACCATCAACGTTAGGTACACCCGTATAACCTGATGTATTTACAATAGTATTAATATCTTCTGATAAACAGAAATTATATAATACTTCTGAATTAGTATAATCTAATTCTTTTTTAGATTTAAAAAATATATTATCTGAGACCTTTTGCTCATATAGATACTTTTCTAGATGACTACCCACGTAACCCTTACCGAGAATCAAAATATTCATATATATTATTTTAGCTTATAAAAGCTAAAAATCAATGGAAAGAAGTAATAATAAATTTTTGTAAATATTGAGTTAATGCATCTGAATCTTGATCATTTCTAGCATAAAAAATAGGTTTTATAGCGTTACCTTCAAAATCGTATCCCATAATGACAAAACATTTCATAAATTCAGAGCACGTAGAAACCATTGCATTAATTTCATCATCAGTTTTTCTATTACGAAATTTTTCTTTAACAAAACTTTTTAAAGCATCTCTTATTAAAATTTCAGTATTTTGATCTAATTCTGATTTAACAGTATTATTTTTAATAATATCTTCGTTATTATCTTTATCTGTTTTATCATCACTCATAAAATTATTTAATTCTACTGAATGGATTCTTTGAAGGATCGTTATTAATACCTTTTTCAATTAGCTGGCTAACTACTACTTCTATACTATCAGTTTTAAGATAGAAACCTTTATTAAAATTAATACCACCATCATCAAATTCAAATAATATTTCACCGGCTTCATTTTTATTGGTAAAACATGTTATATAAACACTATTATAACCAGGATCTACTAAAACTGTCCATCTTCTTGGATCTACTTGCGAATATGCATTAAACATTTTTAAAACTACAAATCCGCTATCTTTTAATCTTTTTATAAAATAACCTGCAGTTTTAATTTTGTTTTTTACTTTATGCTCGGACCAATCTCTTTTCATATATTAATTAATTAATGCGGAAATAATATAAATCAATTGTGTATCGCCTTTCTTAAAATTACAAGTAATAACACCCATATCAGTATTAATACTAAAATTTACTTCACGACTACCACTAAAACTTACCAGTCTAAATGAGTCAAAATTAACCGGTAAAGGTTTTGCTATATTACCTTCGTAATTATCACTTAATATACAAACAAAATTATCTGAATTATGCTTAGATCTATCTCCTAACTCACTGTAAATTTTATTATCTTCTTCAAAAAGATAAACCTTAGAAGTTTCAGTTGCGAAAGAACTACCTTTAAAAAGAGTATTTAATTCTTGCTCTTTTACTAAAAATTTAGTATTAAAATTAAGATTTTTTACCTTTTCAACATTTAAAGAAGGTTGTTTTATAATACCGTCGTCTAATAAATGATATTTAAATTTATAACCATTTTCATTATAGGATAAATTATTTTCATTTATTTTTAATTCTATATCTTGAGATGGTATAATATCTAAAACCCTAACAAGTTTTTTAATATCAGGTAAATTTAAGGTAGTTAAATTCGGTATATCAGTTTCTATTTCAATAGATGATCTACATACTATAGTTGCATCTGCTGATGCTAATGTGCAACTTACAATGTTATCTTCTATTGATAAAATGCAAGAATCATTTAAATTAGAAACTGGACCTAAAAAATTAGATACAAAATCTTTTTTATTTTTTATTTTTAAATAAGCCATATACTAACTCTATTATATTAGATTTCCCATTACTTATCAACTGATTTTTTTTTTGCTTGTTTTCTAATAGGTAATGATGTAGTTGTAACCCTATCTATAATATTATCAATTTTTTTATTTAATTCTTTAATTTGCTTAGTCTGAAAATTAAGTTTTTTTACTAAATCATTAACTTGATTTATAAGATCTTCTTTTTCTGATACATTAAAATTTAATGTTAATTGATCTGAATTTTCAATAACAGTTTCACTTATTAACGGTTGACTAACGGTAACTTTATTAGGCTGGGCTTCTAAAGGAGTAGATTGAACAGGAGGAGCAGCCTGCACCTGTACAGGCACAGACTGCTGAGGTTGAGTATAGACTTGTTCAATTTGTCTTTTTATTTCTTCACTTTTTCCTCCCTGTAAAGTTGTAGACGAAGTAATTATCTGACTATCCATTTTTTTAGCTTCACCATACATATTACCCATAAAGTTAAGTAAAACATCCCTTTCTTCTTGAGGGGATAGTTGTCTGGTTAGTTCTGGATGAGGGCCTTGAGGCCCGGGCCCTGGCATAGGAATCATTTCTGGTTGACCATCAGCCATTTTATTAAACGTCTAATCCTTCAAGTAGTTCTTTTAGAACTTCATCTTCATTATCATCTTTCTTTTCCTCTACAACTGGCTCGCTAACTGCAGTTTGAACAGGTGTATTATTTTCTTCCTTATCAAACATAATAGTAGTAGTAGTTGTAGTAGAAGCATCTTTAACATAATAATGTTCATCTAACATCGTCTTAAGCTCATCAGAACTCTTAACACTAAATACACTACTTAAATCAAAAGTATTATCATAAATTTCCTTATGATTATCTTCATCTAGACCATCGATTGCACTAGGCATTGCAAACTTAGATGATACATAAGTAGGAAAGTCACCTTGCTTTTCAACCTTAACTCTAAAATTAACACCATTAGGACTTAAATCAAAGATACGAGGACCTAACTCAGATGCGTCTTCGCCTTCAATTGCATCGGTAATAATATTATGAATTTGCTTACCATAACGAAGCATTTTAACCTTACCATTATTTTCAGGATTAACAGGGTCGTTAACTACATAAACATTTACCAACCACTTTTCAGAACGGACTATAGCCTTAGCTTTTTCCTTTTCTTCTTCACTACCAGTACGAAGAATCTTATATCGCTCTTCAGCAATAGGATCTCTTTCACCAAAGGTTTGAAGAGAGATTGCACTAGTATATTGACCAGTAGCAAAACTATTCCAACCATGCTGATAATAATGAAAGAACGTCTTAGAAGGATCTTTAGCATAAGGTAGTAACCTTACAGTAAATGTATTACCAGGAGGCGTTTTTAGAATATCACCAATTGCGCTTTTATTATTATCATTATCTGCTGCTAATGCAGACTTTATACTATCGAACATTGAACTTGTTATATTACTCATATCTTAATTATAGACTATATTTTTTGTTTATCAACGAATATTTTGAAATTATTAATTATTTTTTTAGATTTAGAGCTTGAATAATATTTTGTTCTAATATAATTAAGTCTTGAAAAATTAGAACTATATATATTTTTTATTTCCGGGTCAATTGAAGATATTATTTTTTCAAAATCACTAAAAGCAAATAATATAAAAATTATTATATCTCTATTTTTTATATGCTTAAGAAATACATTATAATCTCCTTCTCTAATAGTTAAATATTTTTTAATTTCAATTTTTCTATCTTTACAATAATTATATATAAATTTAATTGAATCATGCATTTTTTGAATAGTTTTTTCATCATCAGGATTGTTTAATAAAAATTTATCGTTATATAAGCTATAAGCTTTAATAGCTTTAGGACTAAGATAAAATTTTAAATTAAAATAATTCTCATCATATACAAAATAAGGTGCTTCAAAAAAATCTTTTATTTTTAAATGTTTAAATTTATAAAAAAATCTACTTAATTTATTAATAATTATATAATTTTCATCCGGAAAATTATCAAAATTCTTTCTATATTTTACTGGCTTGTTATTAATCTTCTTACTAACTTCTAAAAAATTATTATAAATTATTTTTTCTATTTCAGTCATTAAACCCGTTGAATTTATTTAAAAATTTAGTTACATATTTACTCTTAGTTACAGAAGGTTCAGTTTGTATATATTTTTTAATTGCGGTAAATTCATTTTCTTCTTCTATAATACTAATAAATATATCACGTAAAGCTTTATTTTCAAGTATTTTTAGAAAAACAGTTGCAAAATTCATTTTTTTATCATGGACTAAAGCTACAAAAGTACAAAAGGAATAAAATGATTTTTCAAATTCAGCAGTTTGTATATCTTGATATGGAGTATTGTTCTTCATTATATTGGTCTAAACAATTTAGTAATATTAATTATAGTATCATTTAAAGATCCACCAGATGCATCTTCATGACCACCACCATCCATAAGCTTAGAAGCTAACTTGCCCATGTTTAAGGTACATTCTTTACTTCTTCTCATATAAACACTTTTACCTTTTAAATTAATTTGAATAACAAAATCTACTTTATATTCATTAATAATTCGTTCGGCAATTTCATTAGGGCTAAAAGTAATAAAAACTCCCGCAACATTATAATTATTACCACCTATTTTTAAATTACCTTTATAAATTGTTTCTTCTTTGAAAAAATTATTAATTTTATTTTGAACTATTTTTAAAGCATTTTTATGAAAGGTAGTAAAACCGAAAAATCCTTGTTTAAAATCGTCTTCAAATTTTTTAACTCTATCACCCGTATAACTCCAAAATACTTGATTCAACGGTAAACTGAAAGGTAAACTTAAAGTATAACTATCATAATCATCAATTAATTTTATTAGAAGTTTTTGATTTTTATTAAATTTATTTTCTAATTTGAAAGTATCGTAAATTAATTTAGTACAAGAAGGATAATCTTTTATAATTGGTTTAGCATTTTCATAATAATCTATCAATTCAGTATGTTCTTTATGATGGTCAATTACAATAACATTTTTAAAATCACATAATTTTATACCTTCTTTTTTTAAATTTAAATCACTTATAACTACTAAATTATATTTTTTAAAATTAAAAAACGCAAGGTCAGTTAAAAACTTTTTTTCAGTAGTAACTGTATAACTTACATCTTTACCTTCATATGCCTTTTTTAAACATAAATAAGAACCAGCCCCATCAAGATCAGCATCTGTTATAATATGGACTTTATGCATTTATTTTATTTAGTTCCTCTTTTTAATTACTCAACATATTAAGAGTATTAGTAAGATCAGCCATTTCGCTACCATCATCATCTATGTTTAAAGTTTCGTCCTCTGAAATAGTTAGTGTGTCATAATTTAATCTTAAAGAAGTAAACCCGTAATTAGCACCATATCTATTTTTCATTAGACCCATTTTTACTATGCCAAGTTCTTTATCTTCATCATCTTGGAAAATGCTAAATATACAGTCAGCAGTAGCAGCCATACCTATAGATTCAGATATAGTATCTAATCCAGGGTTTTCCTCATCATAACCTGAACGATTTAATTGAGTTGCAGATATAAAAGGACACTCAAAAACGTAACTTAAAGCTCTTATACCTTCTGCAACATGTTTAACTCTTTCATAAGAATTATCACCATATGGACTTTTAAGTAAATTTAAATAATCAAGTACAACTGCATCTACTTTTATACCTCTATTTTTTATTTCAGTAATATAACCTTGAATATTTTGAGGAGTTATAGTACTAGGGGGAAACTCTTTAATTAAAATTTTACTATCAGGCTTACCATTATTATAACTTTTAATTTGTTCAGATAAAGATTCACTTGCACTTTTTAATTCTTTCATTGGTATGCGAGTTATATTAGATGATAATCTTCTCGCATAAATCATTTCAGACATTTCAAGACTTATAACTAAAACTGTTTTACCTTGCGAAGCAATATTGCAAGCTATATTACCTAAAAATATAGATTTACCGACGTTAGATTCACCAGCAAATACATATAACGATCTACCATTTTCTAAAAACCCTCCATCAATTTTATTATCTAACCATTTCCAACCAGAAGATATAGTAGGTTGGTCAATATTTAAATCATCTATAACTTTATCAATATTTTTAAATAAATCTAAACCTAAATCACTTTTTAGATTAACATTACAACTTTTCTCAAAACTATCTAAAATATAACTTGTATTAACTTCACCTTTACTTACGTCTTCTGCTACTGATAGCATAGTATTATATATAGCTCTTTCTTTTAAAAATCGTTCAGTATTTACAGTTAACTCTTCATCATTAAAATTTTTATCTATATTAGGAAAGTTTTTAACTACTGATTTAAAACTATCTTTTAATTCATCATTTATTAAATAAGATTTAAGTTCAGTTACAGTAGGTATGCTTTGTCTTTTTACATAAAAAGTTTTAATAATATTAAATACAGTTTTAATATTTTTATCATTAAAATATTCAGGCTTTATATGTTCTATAATTTGAGTTAAATAACTTTCGTTAGTTAAACTTTTATAAATTATAACCTGCTCATAATAATCTAAATTTAATCTACCTACTTCTTCCATTTATTTATAAAATATTTTTGCCCTTCATAAAATTCTTCACCTGGGTTAGTTAATCCAGGGCTTGAATGAATTATTGGTATATCCACAACTCCTATTTTAATATGATTTTTATTACATTCAAGACTAAAATCTAAATCGTAATAATGAAACTTAGATGGATAAGATTCATCAAATTTTACATTAGTTGGTAAATTTTCAATATTAATGCCCATAAACACACCATCAATAACCAAAACACGACCTGGTATAGGACCAAACGAGGTATACTGATATTGTTTAGGAGATCCATGAGCGACATTTCCTTTTTGATCTTTTCTTTCGGACATAAGATGCCATAAAGCAGGCTCTTTAACTTTACATGTTGTTGCCCCTGCGAGACCAAAAACTGTATACATTTTTCCGTAAGTATCCAACCTAGATAACAGATCCCCGCAATTGATAAAAACATCATCATGGACAAATACAGAAATATCAACGTTATTACTACGAGCATCTTCCAAGAAGTTATTATAACATTTTTGCAAACTTTTAGTATTTTTTTCTTCATAATGTACTGGTATATCGTAATATTTTATATTGAGAGATTTATATAATAAAGTATCTTCTTTTTTACCTTTCGTGGTTGTATAAATTTTATATTTCATTTAAGTATGGTTCTATTTTAATTGCTCCAAGATGTTTGTAATTATTAATAAATTCATCACGGTGTATTTTATTATAGAATACTGATAATGAGTATCCACCAAAACCTCCTCCACAATATTTGGTCGCAATTGCATTTTTAACAACTGGTAATATATCCATACCCTCTTTTAATTGAGCTTCGTAGCTCATATTAACACCAGCACATAATTGCTCTAAATTATTATTTTGTACACCAACATATGCTAATCGGCTAGACCGGGCCAATAAATTATAATCACGATCATTCGACGCAATCGCTGGTGAATCGTGACTAATTCCAGTATAATATAAAGCCATTTTACCTTTTAATATATCACCATTTCGTTTTAATATAAGATAAGGTTTTTTACCACTCTTCCAAACACATAATCCTGTTTCTTTTATCACAGCAGGGTCTTGCCACCCAACACCTAAATCTAATTCACTTTGTACTCCGTCTTTACCATTTAATAATGCCCATGCTCCACTACCTCCGAGTCCAGATTTGGTTTCATACGGCCAATTGTGTAAAGATACAGTTGGTGATATTGCGCAATTTACTATAAACCCATCATCTCTTGCATGTTTAGGTATATCTAACCACCCGCCGGCTAAGTCGACGCGTAAAGGTGATTCATTAGGAGTATTTATATTATTAAGAATGGATGATGTACTTATAGGGTCGAACTTCGGAGGTGTTTTTTCTAATTTAATATATTCTATATTATGGTTTAAACAGAATTCTCTTTTATTTTTTTCAAACTTATCATCCGAGGTAACAACTAAAACATCTGGGGATATCTTTATTATTATGTCTTTAAAATTTAAACCATTTTTATCTAAATTACCACCAATTACCACCTCATCAATAAAAGATATATTATTTAAAATTTCTATCTTATGCTCAATTGGTATACTTGGACGTCTTTTTTTATACTGATATAGTACTTCATCAGATGGTATACATACTACCAGTTTATCTCCTTGTTTAAGAGCCTCTTTGAAAAATTCTATATGACCTGCATGAATAATATCATAACAACCTGATACAAATACTTTACTCATATTCTTTCCTATCATCCATTTCAGGTTTATGGTCTCTATTCCAGATCATACCCATAATATTCCATAAAGCAGCTCCTAGATGGTCTTCACTATTATCACCGGTAAAGTCTTGCATAAGATGTCTCATTGCACTATCATATAAGACTGAATGCTTCATACCTTTTTTCCAATTATTTTCTCCATATGTATCTGCACCTTGAATATATCTCACCATTACATCGTTAAGTGCTTTATGTGGAACTAAACTCATACGTAGTTTACCATCTGCATTATCTCTTTGGGCTCCAGTATCAAATTGACGAGGTTTTCCTGTAGTTTTTAATCTAGCCATTAATAATATTATAAATAGGTTCCTCAAAAATCATATCTTGAGAATTAAAATCATTATCTTTTACAATAAAATTGTCACCTAACCATTTTTTATAAAAAATAGCTCCTTCACTTTTTATATCAGAATTAACATAATAAAACTTTATATTATCTTTATGTTTATAAACAGCATTTTTAATTAATAATTTTGCTATTCCTTTACCTCTACTATCTTTAGAAGTAACTATATAATAAGTTTTTAAAGCATCTTTATATTTATCATTAACTGTATATGCATGCAATCCTAAAACTTTACCTTTTTCATCTGTACATACTTCGATAGGATATTTATCCCACCAATCTCTACCTGACCAAGTATGGCCGAAAGTATTTAAAATAAAAGAATCAGTATTATTATAGATAAATTTTATAAATCTTAATTTATCTATTTCATTTAATTTACCAATTGTTACATAATTTATATTCATAATGTTAAAAATGGTGAATCATATACAAAGCCATCTATTTCGGTTAATCCTTCAAACGAATAATTGTATAATATACCTTGACTTACTTCTTTATAATCACATCCTCTTATAGATGATATATTACTATCTTTATAAAATAATGTACTACCTTGTCTTGCTATATATATATTCATAGTTTTTATGTTTATTATCCATAATGCAAAAGTACCTTTTAATTTTTCAATAGTATATAAAATATTTTGTACTTCAGTTTCTGCATCTTCACAAGGCCCATGGTTATATTCAAATTCATCTAATAAAGCAGGTATTATACTACTATCAACTGGATTATCGTGCATAGGTACATATTCATCTTTAAGCTCTTCAAAATTAGTTAACACACCATTATGAGCTACTATCCAATCACCGACCAAAAACGGGTGAGAAGTTTCTTCTTTCCAATCTCTTCCTGTTCCGGTAGGTGCTTGATTGTGACCTAAATATAAAAATCCTTTATCGGTTGGTATTTTATCTTTATTAAAATCTATATTACCTTTTTCTTTAATAATTTTATAATTAGCTTTATTATAACAATAAAATATACCTGTTGAAAAATTACCTCGCTTTTTATTAGCTTGCTGTAATACTTCAAAAGTACTTAAATCATTACTACAATAAATACCACACATATATCTATATTATAGTATAAAATTAATAAAAATCAATAAATAATAATATGAGTTTACATAACTGGAATAACAAAAACATTATAACTGAAAATACTTCAGGTTATTTAGAGAATTTAGAAAATGCAGAATATGATATCGTAGAAGAAGCAAGAGGTAAAAAAATTGCTGACCCTTTAAGAGCTAAACTAATGGGAATGGAAGATATTAGAGATCTAAAAGGTACTATGACACCAAGATACTTTGCAACTAAAGTTATTAGATTTTTACAAAAGGAAAACCCTGAATTAGACTTAGAAAATTTAACTGATGATGATATTCAAAATGCTATAAATGTGGTAGCTAACGTTTCTAAACCTTTAGCTCAAAGATCTGATATAAAAATTACTACTAGAGAAAGAGGAGCTGCAAAAGAAGGTTTAAAGAAAGGCGATACTGGTTTTGAAACTTTACAATTAAATTTAGGTGGTGATAAAGTATTTAAATCTGAAGGAGAAGTAGGAGAAAATGATTTATATACTACTATTAGTGACGGGTTAAAATATAGACTTACTCTTAATAAATTTAAAGGTACTAAAATTAATTTAGATGATATAAGTCAAGATGATGTAGTTTCAGTGGTTATAGTTAAACCTAGTGAGTTAGAAACAGTAGATAAATTTGGTGGTGAAATTGATTTAGGTCAAAGAGAAAAATTAGTAGCTGATTTTCCAGAAGGAGAAGAGCATAATCATGAAGATGGTGAAAGCTGTCCTAGTGATGAAGAAGGTTGTCCAAGTGATGAAGAAGATGCTGAAATTGATCACGAAAAAGCTGATTTAGATGATGATGGAGATCTTTCTGAATATGAAAAAGCAAGAGGCCAAGCTATTGCTGATGCTATTGAAAAGCAAGACAAAGAAGAAGATGCAGAAAGATGCCCAGTAACTGGTAAGTTAAGAAAAAAGAGTGATGAAGAAACTTGCGATGAAGAAGATGAACAAGTTGCAATGTCGCAATATGATATAAATCGATATTTAATTAACCAGCAAAGAGAGAGAATGCGCAGCAATCTTTCATATGAAAGATTGCATAGACACGGGTATTAATAAACTATAGATTTACAATTATTATCTTTATAAACTGAATCTAATTTATCTTGCTGTTTATAAGGTAACGGGTCTATATATCCTGCTTCTACAAAACCTTTTAATCTAAGAGCACTACTTGCACTATTAGCATCGCATGGGTATTCTCCAGAATAACAAGTATAAGTATCTCCAAAGTTTACACCTAACTCTATACCGTTTAAAATTATTTCTTTTTTACTCAATTCTAAGAGAGGGGCTCTAACACTTATATCAACTTCTCTATTTAATAAACATATTTGATTTATTTTATCAACAAATTGTACTGAACCGTCCCAGTAACCTGCTAAACTATCTGCTTCAGCAGCTCCATACCATACTTCATCTGCTTTAAGTTTTTCGGCATATGATAATAAAATACTTAAAAACATCATATTGCGAAAAGGTACATAAGATTTTGGTTGAGCTTCTCCCATTATATCTTTTACATCAGGTGTATCAATATTATTATTAGTTAAAGAAGATGTATCAGCTATATCCTTAATATATTTTACATCTAATAATTTATTAGTAAATAATACATTAGAAAAATTATGCTTAGCATTAACTAATTGTTTTTCAGCTGCATGTAACTCTAAATCATGTCTTTGACCGTAATCAAATGTTACTGTATGAACTTCTTTATATTGTTTTCCAGCTTTATATAATAGTACAGATGAATCCATACCACCTGATAATGTTATTACTATTTTATTCTTCTTCATCTACTTCGTCTGGAATAATTTCTTCTTCATTTGATTTATTACTATAAGCCCACTCTTGTTTAATTCTTTCTTCTATAACAGGTATAATAGTATTATCCCACAGTTCCGTATTATCTTTCCATTTACTATAATAACCTAACTTAGTCTCATCTGGTAATTGATAAGTTGACCCAGTTTGAATAACTGCACCTAAACCTACTGCTAAATCTAACAAACCATAATACTTATTAAGACCTTTATCAAAAGATAGATACATTTCCCCTTGTAAGTATTGCTTAATAAATCGATTCTTTACAGTTAAAGCTCTAAGAATAACACCTGAATAATTTTTCTGACCTATAGCTAATTTACCATCAGTATTTTTATCTTCTTTAACAGGCTTACGAGCCAATTGAATAGTTACTGAAGGCAAATATACAGTAGCAGTACCACCAGGCATAGCCTTAACTAACGAAGGAAATAATGCAGCAGGATCTTCATATATATGATTAGTAGCTAAAATAGTAGTTTTAGTTAATCCTGATAATTGAGTACATGTTCTAAGCAAAGTTTTCATAGCTTTAGCTCTACTACCCATATCAGCTGAAACATTGCTCTTTTCCATTCTACCAATCTGCAATTGACTCTCCATGTTACCTAAAGAGTCGATAGCAATAATAAACTTACCTTCTTGACCTTTCTCTTTTACTTTAGTTAAAAAATCATAAATTGTATTACGACATTCTTCAATACTAAAGACAGGTACATATTTTACTTTACTGACATCTAAACCTAATGCTGCTGCACCATCTTTATCAATAGCATTTTCACTATCGAATATAACTGGTATTAAACCTTCTTTCTGCGCATTAGCAAGAATCTTTTGTAATATAAAACTCTTACCAGTCATACTCGGACCAGCTAAAAGAGTCATTCTATTCTTAGGTATACCACCAAAAAGAGATCCTGAAACTATACCATTAAGTACCATTGAACCAGTATCTAACCAACCATCCACATTACTTAAAGCACTTTCATTTAGGAAAGATGCATATGGATTAGACTTATCTATTACAGATAAAATATCATCTATTTCTTTACTCATATACTTTATTATAGTATATGTTTTTTATTTATCAATAAATTCTTTAAATTTATCAGCATCTTTTAATTTTTCAAATTGCATTGTATGCTCATAAACATTAGTCCACCTATAAATATCCCATTGCCATTTATTAAAATTTTCTTTACAAAAGTCTGTATATTCCATTTCCCAATCAGAATGAAATGGTACTGAAAAACCGTAAGATTTCCATCCTAATTTATAATCCCATATTTCTTGTGGTGTCATTATAGGGAACCTCTCATATATGAGAGGCTATTTTTTATTTATTTTTCTACTCCTTCCAAAAAAGTTATTAAATTTTTTGGAGATTTAATTTTTTCAAGTATATCACCAGTTATTTCTACTTTAAACTCATCTTCAATTTCTAAAATTATATCCATCATAGTCATTGAATCACAACCCATATTTTTGAATTCAGAATTTAAATTAAATTCATAAATCGGTTCAATATAATCTAAAATAATTTTTTGAACCTTTTTTTGGATTAACATATATTATTCATCAAATAGTTTAATAACTTCAGGTTCACTTTCTGGTTGATTAGCAGGTACTAAAACTGGGTTTACTATTTTTTCATATTGTTCGCAAATACGAGGTTCAATTTTAAATTGTGTACCAATAGCTATATTTTTCTTATTATAGGTAAAATAGTTAGATCTAGTACCATCTTCTTCTGGTGAAACAAATTCTTGAAAGAATAAAGGAAATAATTGAACAGCCATTTGACCATTTTCTCCTTGTTGGACCGTAATCATAACAGGATTTTTTGCAACTAATTCATCTGAAGTTTCGCTTCCAATTTCTGCAAAAAGTGCACGTCCTGCATTATCAATAAAAGTAGTATATTTTTTGTCTGACATACATATATTTTAATAACTATTTTTTATAATTCAACTTAAAAGATCAAATAAATTAGTTTGAACTGCATTACCAGGCTTTTGTATAGACCATTTAACATTTTCATAAAATCTTTCTATAACTGCGTATAGATTTTTTTCAAACATCTTATCATAATCTACGTGAAATATTTTTTTAAATTCATCAGGGTAATAATATTTGTAAGCTAAACTTGGTAAGTTATAAGGATTAGGCTGTTGTAGATAAAAATATCTCACTTTATCACCGGAACTAATAGTTTCATATTCTTTTTCTATATTAAACTTCTTAAGTAATAAATTATGATAATAAGCTGCTTTAACATGTATAGGCATGCCTTTAGCAGTTTTCCAACCATCACATTGACCTGCATATTTTTCATAACCTTTTAATCCGGAAACAAACGTTATATCTTCAACTGGTAAGTCTTTAAAAATTTTATAAGTTTTATCTAGTACTGCATTCGTTTCAGTTATACTTTGAGTAGATAACATAGTTTCAATTATACCTTTAACGTGAGGTTTAATTGCATCAGGCATAGTACTTCTTACTACTTCTACCCCTGTATACTTATACTTATCAGTAGGTATACCTTCATCATCTAACACATGTATAACATAACGTTTTTTCTGCAAAAAGATACCTACATCAGCTATCATTTCACGTTTAAATACAAATCTACAATCTTTAGAGTTTAAAGCTTTACTACCCCATACTTTAATTTCATCATTTAAAAAATCTTCAATATTCTGAACTTCATCATAAAATTCTTTAGTTAGTTTTCCATTATTATCAGTAAAAGATAATCCAGCTTTAATCAAAGGTTTTACTGAAATATAACTACTATCAGTATCGTTATATATAATACAATCATTAAGAGTTTTTTCGTCTTCTATACCGGTCTTTTTCTTAATATATTTTTTAAGTAATTCGTTAGACATCTTAATAACTGATTGACCAGTTAAAGTAATTGAAGAAGCTATATCATCATCACCAAAAGGTGCATGCTTATTACCAAAGTAACCATATATAGAATTAATTAAAACTTTTATACATAACTGCTTTGCATCTAATTGTTCTATTTGAAACTTAAGTTTTGTATTTTTATTTTTTAAATATTTTTTTCTTAATTTACCTAATTCTTTTTTAACCTCTACTCTTTTATTATAATAATAATCTAAAATCTCAGGCATTACCCCTTTCTTTTTCTGAGTAAATAATACGTTAGCTTTACTTATTGCTATTTCTTCTTTCTTACAAAATAGTAAAAACTTCTCATGAGTTAAAGTAAATACTTTACCGTTTGCATGACGTATAACTATTTCATTATTATTTTTATCCTCAATCTTACCAACTTTAGTCTCTGGAGACATATTAAGAGATATCATTACATTAGGGTATAGAGAGTTAGCATCAAATGATATTATATTTTCTTGAAACCCCTGCAAAGGTTCACCAACATAAGCCCCGGGGTTCTTGCCTGAATCTTCGTTTCTTATAAATGAAGGTACGCATTGATTTCGCCTTCTTGATATAACTGCAGTAGCACCATTGATTACTGAAAGAGAACCCATAGCAGCTTCAAAGGTAGTTAACCCTACATAAGCTAACATCTTAATAAGTTCTGTATATTTTAACTTATCTTCAAGCTTAGTTAAAAGTCTAACGTCTTGAATATTATATTCAACAAACGTTTGCCAATCAGTATCTGATAAAGTAGCTAGATTCATATTACCAAAATCTACTTTCTTCTCACCTAACTCAGCTTCACCAATAGCATCAAGTTTATAACTTTCTTTTATACCTACTGAAAATCTTTTATATACATCAAGGTAATCAATTAATGAAACTCCTTCAACATACCATCTAGTCTGCTCTTGACCAAACTGACCCCGTATAGTTCTACTATATACATTCCCTGAAGGAGATATTCTATTAGTCCATTCATCCCCTAGTATACGAGTACATCTATTTAAAATATCTT